GCGATCACGGCGTAGAGACGTGGGTTTCCGTGGGTGGCGGGCCTGTCTCGATTGGCATTATCCCGATGGTGCCTTTCATCACCGGCGAGCGGTCTGAGGGTAGCTGGCGCGTGCGCCCGCCGCTCAAAGACCTCGCCTATATGCAGATCACGCTTTTCCAGATGGAAGCCAACCGGGCCGTGGTCCAGGCAAATACCGCGTTTCCGATCACGGTGATGCAGGGCGTTGAGAAGCCTGCGGGCGATGCCAAGGTTACGCTCGGCCCGCGCTCGGTCCTCTGGTTCCCGCCTATCTCTGACAGCGGCCAATACGGCGACTGCCACCGCGAGGAGCCTGCCGGTTCATCCGCGCAATCGCTGCGCGAAGACGTGGCCGAGCATAAGCGCGAGATGCGCGAGGCCGGGATGCAGCCGTTGGTGCCGACATCTGGCAATCTGACCGCGACCGCGACGGCTGTGAGCGAGGCCAAGGCGCACTCTGCCGTTGAGGCATGGGCGCACGGGCTCAAGGATGCGCTGGAGCAGGCTTTCGTCATCACCGGGCTATGGCTGGGCGTTACCGATATTCCATCGGTGCGCGTCCATACTGATTTTGGCCTGACCGGCAAGGATGTTGAGGAACTTCGCGTCCTGCTGGAAATGAACAATCCCGATCACAAGCTGATCAGCGACGAAGCCGTCATCCTGGAGGCGCGCCGCCGCGGCTTGCTTGGACCGGAATACGACATGGACGCTGACCGCAAGCTTATCGACACCGAAATGCCGGGCGATTCCGAACCGGACGCCCTCATCGCCTAGCGAGGCGCAAACTCGCTTTTGGCCGGATCATGCGGATGCGTGACGGCGCGCGGGCCAGATAGCCCAATCTCAGGAAATATCCCCATGAAACTGAAAACCGTTGAACTCGACGGCGTGACCTATGGCGCCATTGCGGACGGCAAACCCGTCTACATCTCCGACGATGGCAAGGAAACGGCGTTCGACGCGCCGGGCACAATCCAGACCATCTCCCGGCTCAATGCGGAGGCCAAGAGCCACCGAGAGCGCGCTGAGAAGGCCGAGGGCAGCCTCAAGGGCTTCGACGGTATCGAAGACCCCAAGGCGGCACTTGCGGCGCTCACGACCGTCCAGAACCTCGATCACAAGAAGCTGGTTGATGCCGGCGAGGTCGAAAAGGTCAAGGCCGCGGCGATTGAAGCCGTGGAAGCGAAATACAAGCCCATCGTCGAGGAACGCGCGCTGTTTGAATCGCAGCTTCGCGCTGAAAAGATCGGCGGCTCGTTCGCCCGCTCTGCCTTCATCGGTGAAAAGCTCGCTGTGCCCGCCGCGATGGTGGAAAAGACCTTCGGCGAGCACTTCACAATCGAGGGCGGCAAGATTGTCGCCAAGGATGCCAACGGGAACCAGATCTATTCCGCATCCCGGCCAGGCGAGCCTGCCAATTTTGACGAGGCGCTGTCTGCCTTGGTCGATCAATCCCCTTTCCGCGATTCCATCATGAAAGCCAAGGCGGCTGAGGGTGGTGACGTGAAAACGGCCAACGGTGCCGGTGGCCAGAAGACCATCAAGCGAGCCGAATTTGACAAGATGTCGCAACCCGACCGCATCGCCTCACTTGGTGATGGCGCGAAGGTTGTCGACTGATTTTCGACTGACATTGCCTGACCGCTGGATGGCGGCGAGCGCTCCGGGCCGGATGGCCTAACCCCCAAATCAACGCCATCTAACGGAGAAACCCAAATGGCTAATGTTCTTACTGACCTGGCAGCCGACATCTACAAAGCGGCTGACATCATCGGGCGCGAGGCGACTGGCGTCATCCCGTCTGTCGTCGTCAATGGCGGCTCCGAGCAAGCAGCTCAAGGCGATGTTGTGCGCTCGCACTACACCCCTGCCGCTGTCGTCAACGGGTCTGCCACCCCGGCGATGACCATCCCGGAAGGCGATGACCAGACCGTCACCAGCAAGACGATGACGCTCTCGCAGATCGCATCTGTTCGCATTCCGTGGACCGGCGAAGACATGAAGCACGTTAACAACGGCTCCGGCTTTGAGACGGTCTATGGCGACCAGATCAAGCAGGCGTTCCGCGGTATCGTGAACACCATTGAAGCGCACGTTGCCAGCGTCGCATACAAGGGCGCTTCCCGCGCCTTCGGCACCGCCGGCACTACGCCGTTCGGTTCCAACTTCAATGACGTTGCCGAGCTTCGCCAAATCCTGCTCGACAACGGTATGCCTGTGAATGATGGCCAGCTTTCGCTGATCGTCAACACAGCGGCCGGCACCAATCTGCGCCAACTGGCCCAGCTCCAGAAGGCCAATGAGGCCGGTGGTTCTGAGCTTTTGCGTCGCGGCACTCTGCTCGACCTCCAGGGCTTCATGCTCAAGGAGTCGGCGCAGATCCAGTCGCACACCAAGGGCACGGCAACCCTGCTCGACAATGTTGGTGGATCTGCCATTGGCGACACCGACATCTCGCTTGACGGCGGCGATGGCGGCACCCTGCTCTCCGGCGATGTCGTGACCTTCGCGGCTGATTCGGCGAACAAGTATATCGTCAACACCGGCTTCACCGCTGCATCGGGCACCGCCATCCTCGGCTCCCCTGGCACGCGCGTTGCCATCACGGCTGCTGATGAAATGACCATCGGCGCAAGCTACACGGCCAACCTCGCCCTGCACCGCTCGGCTGTTGAGCTGGTGATGCGTCCGCTGGCCAAACCTGCCGGCGGCGATGCCGCTGTCGATGAAATGATCGTTCAGGATCCGGTTTCCGGTCTGGTTTTCCGCATCTCGGCTTACAAGGGCTATAACAAGGCGATGTTTGACATCACCTGCCTGTACCAAGCCAAGGTCTGGAAGAGCGATGGCGTGGCAATTTTGCTCGGCTAGTCACTGATCGAAGGGGCGGGGCTGCGTTTTTGGCCCCGCCTCCAAGATCGGACACAAACCCCGATAGGAATCTCCCATGAAAAACGAACCAGTCGAAACCGTCCGCGTTGTGCGCGACGGCCCGCGCGGCTGGCGCTCTATCAGCGCTGCGAAGTATGCCGCCAACCCCAAAGAATACACGCGTTTCGACGCCAAGCCGGAGCCTCAACAGGGCGCGGCCAAGTTTGAAGGGCTGGACGCCAAGGCGCTGCGCAAAACGGCGCGCGGCCTGGGCGTAACATTCGGCCCGCGCACCTCTGATGCGAAGCTGATCGCAGACATCAACGCTGCCAAAGGAGCCTGATATGTCCGATATTGAAACCGTCGTGATTGTGACCGGCACGCATATCGAGAAGATCCGCGCGAGCCAGTACGACCCGGCGATCCACACGCTGCACAATCCGAAGCCGGTTGCCGAGCCATCGCCTGATGAGCCGGAAGCCGACCAATCGCCCAAGAAGCGCGGTAAGGCCATCTGATGAGCTACGGCACCCTCGCGGCCTCGAAAACGTATCACGCTGATCGCGGTAACGCGGCCTGGGCGGCCGGCGATGATGCCGACCTGACCACGGCCCTACTTCGCGGCGCTGAGTATGTGGACGGCCTCTATCGCGGGGCGTTCGGCGGCTACAAGGTCGGCGCGCGTTCGCAGGTGCGCGAATGGCCGCGCTACAATGCAATCGACCGGGCGGGCGATGCGATTTCATCCGATACCGCGCCTGATGAAGTGATCTATGCGGCCTATGAAGCGGCGCTGCTCGAACTGGCGACCCCTGGCACGCTTTCCCCTGTCGTTACCGTGGCCGATCAGGTCAAGAGCGAGCGGGTTGAGGGCGCGGTTACGGTCGAATATGCCGGCGTGTCCGGCGTGAACGCGGCGCGGCCTGTCGTCACGAAGATCGACGCCGTCATCGCTCCAGTTTTGACATCAAGCGGCGGCAGCTTCATCGGCTCAATCACGCGAGGCTAGGTTATGACCGCGTTTGATTATTCCCGATCCAAAGCGACGGCCACCCGGCTTCTCACCCGTTTCGCGCAAGGCACCATCACGATTGTTGTGATGACGCCAGGCACGGGGCCATCGTATGACCCCGGCCCGCCTGTCCCGACGCCCACGACGCTCTCAGCGACCGTTAAGGGCGTATCGAAACAGTATGTGGACGCGGGGCTCGTTACCGGCTCCGATTTGCAGGTGACGGCGGCTGTGGTCGCGGGCATTGATCCCGATCTGGCCGACTATCTGATGATTGACGGCAACCGGCGCGACATTGTGAAGTTCATGCCCATCCCGTCCGCTGGCACCGCTGCCGCGTGGGTGTTTCTGGTCAAGGGCGATGGGGTGGCTGCATAATGGCACGCCGGCCGACGCAACGCCAAATCTTCGCAGCGCTGGAAAAGCGGTTCGGCGCCGAGATTGCCGCGGCCTTTCGTGATGTGATCGGCGGCAATGCCGGGCTGATCGCCGGGGCTGATGTTAGGGCCATCATCGCGGCGTTGAGCCTGGGCGATATCGAGGGCGCTTTGCGGGCCTTCAATCTGGACGAAGCGACGATGCGGCCACTGGAACGTTCCATTGCGCTGGCCTTTGAGACGCAGGGCGGGATGATCGTCGCCAATATCAACGCTGCAGCACGCCGGGCTGGTTCCCGGGTGGTGTTGCGGTTCAATCTTCGCAACCTTCGCGCCGAACGCTGGCTGGCGAACCTGTCCAGCCGGATGGTCACAGAGGTTGTTGCCGATCAGCGCCTTGCCATCCGCGAGGCTTTGCGGATCGGGATGCAGGCGGGCAGGGGACCGGCAAACACAGCGCTTGATATCGTCGGGCGCATCAACCGGGCAACCGGGCGCCGGGCAGGGGGCACAATCGGGCTCACTTCCGGCCAATCGAATTACGTGATGACGGCGCGGGCAGAGCTGGCATCGGGAGATCCGGCCCGGCTTCGCAACTATCTGACACGCAGCCTTCGGGACAAGCGGTTCGATGGGGCGGTTCGCCGGGCTATTGCCAACGGGACGCCACTCGACGCCGACAGTATCACGCGCATGACTGGGCGCTACTCAGACCGGCTCCTGAAATATCGCGGCGATGTGATTGCCCGCACTGAGAGCCTGCAAGCCTTGAACGCCGGGCAAAACGAGAGTTTCCGCCAAGCTATCGACAGCGGCATGACCACGGCAGACGCGACCACGAAGGAATGGGACAGCGCAGGCGATGGTCGGGTCCGCGACAGTCACGCGAGCATGGACGGGCAGACGGTTGGAATGGAAGAGGCATTTTCTACTCCCTCCGGCGCGCGTTTGCTATATCCTCACGATCGAAGTCTTGGGGCTCCGGCAGGCGAAATTATACAATGTCGCTGCCGGGTCGCATACCGCATTTCCTTTGAACGGGGCCTGACTTGAACGATCCGAAGGCGACAATTCAACTGGTCCGCATGGCAATGGCGGCGTTTTCGGACGTCAGCGTGGCTGTGGCCAAGTTTGAATCCGCCGTCCTGCGTGATGACCGGCAAGCGCAGGAAGACGCCCGTGCCGAGGCTCACGCCCATCTCGATAGCTGCCTGGACCTCAAAGCCGACGCGATAGCGCAGGCGCAGCGCAATATCGAAGACCAACTGGAATAGATCATGGCCAATGGCGTCGCAGTTTTAGATGCCTGGGTCCGCAAAACCAAGGCACGCCAAGAAGTCGTGTTCCAAACCGCCACGCAATCGCTTTTCCGCGAAGCTAATCTCCAAGTCGGGAAGGGCGGCAAGATGCCTTTCGATATCGGGTTTCTTACCGGCTCATTCGACGCCTCGCTCACGGGGATGCCATCCGGGCCTAGCCGGTACGATGGCGGAGCGATTCCTGACAATGCCGGCAATGTCGCCGCGGTGATCTCGAACGCGACCACGGGCGATGTGATCTTCGGCGGATGGACCGCTGTTTATGCCCGCCGTCAAGAATACGAGCATTACGGCTTTGCCCGATCCGCTGCCGATAACTGGCAAACGCATGTCAACAATGCCGTCGCTGTGGCGAAAGCCGCTGTTCCATAGGAGAGCCACCACATGACCACCCCGGCGATCCAAGAGAATATCCTCAAAGCCCTGATCGACCATTTTGACACGCTGACCCTCTCGCCCGTCTTGACCGTGGCTTATCCTGGCATTGCCTTCACGCCGCCCGCAACGGGCATGTGGATCGAGCTGGCATGGATACCGAACACCGCCGATGAGCCTTGGCTTGATAATGACGCGCAAGTGGTCGAGCGCGGTATATTCCAGATCGGGATTTGTGACCGGCTCGGGGTGGGTGAGTTCCCATTGAACCGCGCCGCCGATGCCGTGATTGAGCATTTCCGCAAGGGGACGAAGATGGTTTCCGGCCCGGTCACTGTGCGCATTGAGCAGCGCGCGACCCGTTCGCCGGCTGTCCACTATGACACCAAGGTTATGACGCCTGTGAGCGTCCGATACATCTGCATCGCGCCGGGCATCCCGGCAGCATAGACATTCCGCCTCAGGCGAAATCGGCGCGGCCCCGACTGGTCGCAGGTGCCCCATCCGGGGCTTTTTTCATATCAAAGGAGCCTTGATTATGGGCGCACAAGCAGGAACTAACGCGGGCGCGAAATTCTACGTCTGCGAAACCACACAGCCCGCCGATCTCGACGCAACCGCCTATGCCGCCCTGACATGGGTGCTGGTTGGCGGCACTGCCGCTATCCCCGAGGCCGGGCGCACTGAGGAAATCGTTTCCTTTGACCGCACCGACGGCGCAGCCATCAAGGGCAAGGGCTCGCTCGATTACGGCGGCGGTGATCTGGAAGTCGCGTATCTGCCCGCAGACCTTGGCCAGATCGCGCTTGTCACGATGGCCGCGACGAAGCTGCCATACGCCTTCAAGGTCGTGCTGGACGATGCCGCCGGCGCTCTGTCTGCGACCACGGAATTTACGCGCGGCATTGTTGGCGGCCCATCCCGCCCATCCAAGACCGGCAAGGAGTTCGCTACCCGCGTCTTCTCGCTGGGCTATGAGCACTTCCTGCCAGTCGTGCCGGCCTAACTCTCCCTCCAACTGCCCCGCTGGTTTACGCTGGCGGGGCGCACTTTTCAGGTATCCTTATGGACCTCGCAGATCGCAAACCCTACACCGGCACGCT